ATTTTGCTTTTTAATTTTCCATATTTAATAGCCATTTAAAACTCCTTTTCTATTGTATTGCGTTAGATTTTACGCCAAGAACATTGACAAAACTTGACCTTGAATTAATTGGAATGCCAGTTTTAATTGCAAAAACAAACCTAATTGTTAGGGCATCATAGTCAAAATGGAAATCATATGAATCGTCTACCCTCATTAGGCCATTTTGGTATATTCTGTATCTATCCAATGGACCTAAAATCACGGCAACATCGGTTCCTGTTGTCCTATCAATTTGTCCATTTAATGTTCTAGGCAAAGTAGTAACTTTAATTATTCTTCTACCTGTATCTTTATGCACAAGCACACCATTAGTCATTTGGACTGTCTCAAGAGGGCGTCCGTTTAAGTCTTTTTCTGACCTAAGCAAGGCTAACTCTTCTCTGCCCATTATGAATACACACGTCTCATCTGATGATTGTGCTGGAACGGCTAAATCAGCCATTACTAAGTCAGATGATACAAGGTTCCCCTGCCCCCCAGCATTGCCGTTATTTTTGCAGTTCATAATTGTCGTGCCTGTTTGGAACCGCAAACCATTAAACACATCGTTATTAACGTTAATAGAACCAGTAAGCAACAACGGCTCTAACAATCTAATACGAGCATCCGCTGCATTCTCCATCACCTGTTCTATGAGGTTGTAATAACTGCCATTCAAGGCCGCCCTTGATATTGGGACCATCGCCCCAGCATCTTTGTATCGAACATCTTGTTGCGAAAATGACATCCTTGTTTCTGAATATGCGGTATTCTCATTTGCCCTAAATGCGAAATCAAACGTACCTACTGAATTGATTAGCGTCTTTTCATCACCTTGACGAATTTTTATGGTATCTAGAAACTCAGACCTGCTATACACCAATTTATCAATTTCTGCATCAAATTGAGGTGGCATAAAAAAACCGCCGGCGCTATCAGTCCTAGCTATAATTGCATCAATCGCTTTTTGAGAGTACTGGCCTGAATGTCTATAACTCTTAATTCGGTTAATATTTTTTTCAGAGAGTGCGTTGAACTGTTCCTCATTTTTTGGAGTCATCCCACCACCGATTTTTTTTGAAATGTAAAGGGCAAGATATTCTCCAGCCTCCTCTTTCCAGTTATCTTCAACTTGTACAGATTTATATTCTGGCTCAAAAAACCCTTTTGTCTTAATTTTTGACAATTCCTCATCGAGTCTTTTCTCAACAAGTTTATCAACATGAGTCTCAAGCTCTGCCTTTTTAGCCTGTTCTCGCTCGTTTTCTTTCTGTTTTTCTTGGAATTTTAAAACCTTTTGTGCGGTTTCAATGGATTTAAAAATCATATCCTCATTGTCTTCCCCAAATTCTTTCATGACCTCCAAAAAAGCCTCATTGTGAGACTTGCCATCACCTATCTGTTTTGTATATAAATCAACAATCTCTTTTTTCATCTCGAAAAAACTCCTAACTTTAATTTTAGTTTATTTATTTTTTTAGCTTGAACTTCTACCCCTACTTCGCTCGGGTTCTCATCTATTACTAAGCTTTCGCTTTTCTTATCTGGTAATTCCTCGCTTTTCGGCTCGAATGACTTGAGCTCAAATGTAGCTAACGGATTAGCTGGAATTGAAACCACAGAGCACTCCATGATTGCAATTTTCTCAACATAGAAAACGCCGTCTTTATCAGCTTTCCCATTGTTGGCGTATTTAAAAATTCCTCCTATCGATAAGGTATTGAGATGGCCACCTTTAATGAGTGACAACACATGCCCTGTATTAGGGGTATTTACTATCTCCCCATCAGCCAAAAGCCCTTTAGAATCAAGTCTGAAATTAGACCAACTACCCACCTGCGCATCTACTAAATTGGAGTGATCCAAAAGCATAGGCAAAGACTTAAGTGTTTTAATGCAATCGTCAAAGGCACCAGGCATAATGACATCACCTTGTCTGTCCACATTATTGAACGTAGACATATACCCAGATATTTTGGTGGTTTGCCCTTCTTCGCATACAACCGAAAATTTCAAAGATGAATCGTTGAACATCTTGCACAATGATTCATCCCACCCAGAGGATTTTATAAAATCAAGTGCTTTTTTTTGAAAATTTTGGCAATCAATCATCTTTTTCCTTTTTTTCAGACAAAAAAAAGAGGCACCCATCGTTGAGATGAATGCCTCCATTTGTTTTGGTTAGCGCTATTTAGTTTTTAATCCAATGTAAATATTTTACTTTATTGCTTTTCTTTATTCAACCTTTTTCCTTTGCTTATTTTTGAGTTGAAAAGTGGTATATCAACCTGCATTATATACCCATCTGGTGCCTTCGTGACCGTTATTTTATTGAAATTGAGTGGTGTTTCTCCAACTTTTAAATACGAGTTAAAGATATGAGGTGATATGTGACAAACTATCATGTCATCATTCCCCTCTAGATACGCCTCTATCGTGTAATCTATATCACTATCTTCAGGAACTTCTATACAATGGTTAACAACCATATTACTAAGGTTCACTTCGATAGACAGCAATTCTTCGGGATCGAACGAGTCGAAAATATCATCATGCATACTGGCGTTGAGCTCTCTAACTCTTGGCGCCACATATTTCTTGAAAAAATATGAAAAAAGGTTTTCAAAAATATACTTAAACATTTGTCGTCTCCTTTTACGCTGGTACTATTGTACCAGTATGATTAGGGTGAAAATCTAGATTATCAATCTCATCCATGGATACGTCCTTAGCATTGCAATCTCCTGTGCTATCCTCGCATCCTACCACATCACATTTTTTGACCCCTATATCTTCATACCCTAACTTTGCGGCTTGGTCCCATGCGTAGGATGCTTCAGTTCTAGCAATCCGTGTAGCCATCCATCCGTCTTTAGATTTAAGCTCATCAAAATAGTCTTGTATTCTACCCTTAAGCTCACTTAGGGGAGCTCCATCCTCAACGCTTTTTGACAAAATATCTCGTAACTCATTTCGTCTACTGTCGATTGTACGGGATGCATAATTTGTGGCCAATTTTTCGACAACAAGCACAAGCCTGCTGTTTTTGGTTGTTGAGTCTACCTTTGAACCTACCATTTTGTTGATGTCATTAATACCTATCACAACCCCTGCCATAATCATATTTTTACCAAGTTTTTTAGCTTGTTTCACCTCCTCTTTAAAATCAAAAACGTCATCTTCATTCTGATTGTTTGATTTTTGTGTTTTGATATCAATATATTTGTCTGACTTTAAAAGATTTGCTAACACTTTTTTTTCTAGTGCTGAATAGTAGCTATTGATGGCATCTGCCATCCTTTTTTCAATAACTTTCTTTGTTTTTCTTGCTTGGGCATGGATAAGGTACTGCCTGCCAGTCACCTCTTTTTTTTTTACAGGGATATCAAAGTTTTTAGATGCGTTTTCTGTTGGTGTTGTTTGTTCTGTCTGAGTTGGTTGGTTATCCATTGAATCAACTGGCATATAACTCATGAGCATATACCTATTTTCAAGCTGTTTGTTGTCATAGATAGGCGTGATACCATAATTAGCCCTGTACTCATTCCCGGATATAACCCCTCTATCAAACATATCTCTAGCATCTTGTGAGCTTAGTTTCTTTGGCATCACAAAAACAAAGGAAAGGGTTGGGTCAATACGTTGTATGATAGATGTTATAGCCTCCTCTAGTGGTGAGGACCAGCCAGGCAAGGTAATAGAGTAATAGGATTCGAGTTGTTGGTCTGCTGAGTCATATTTAGAATGCTCATACAATTGGCTTATGATAGGCGGAATTTTGAAAAAAGAATTTACGTTTTCTCTTGTTAGCTTTAATTGCTCTATAAACTGCATATCATTTTGAGATAGGTTGAGCGGGTGGACATCAACCCCCATCGGCAAAAACCAAGGTTTAGACTGGTTCTCCCATCCAGTATACCTCTTTGTCATCTCATCAATCGCTTTCTTCCAGGAATCGGGGTTGTATCCTTCTTCATCTTTTGGTGAGATCATCACATTTGTCTTTGCCCCATTTTGGAAAAACATGTTGTTGTATAACGTTGTGAACCTATCCGCATCGAGTGATGGTGCGTTTTGCTGAATTACACCCATACCTCTAATAATATTATGCGGACCTAGTATTTTTGCTTGTTGTATATTCTCTGGGAAAATGTCTATATATGAATTAGATATCATGCACCTGTACATATTAACGCCGTATGAATTACGAGAATCAATACTTCTTATTATACGAAGTGAGTCGTCATATATATCTACTAGAGATGGGTTAATTGGCACTAATTCACTAAATGCTCTATTTTTTTTGTCAATAAAATTTGATGGATTCAACAAAATAAAACAATTTCCGTCTAGCAAGAGGTGCACCATGCATTGCTGTATCAGCTGTCTATAGGACAATCCATTGAATGGTTTAGCTAAAATGGCCTCAATCTTGCGATTTGACACTTCTTCGCCTGAATAATTAAGCAACTTCCACTCCATACGCGACACGTCACGGGCAATCGTCGCCACACATGTACCCACATAGTTAAATAACTGAAACGAGTTTAAAAAATCCTTGGGAGTTGCGAGTGTAGCTGATGATTTATTCGAAGAAGAAGCCCCAAAAAACCTCTCTTCTGTCGCTCTAGATATTGATTTTATATCTAAGAAATCTTCTATCTTTTTTTTTATATACTCTTTAAGCATCCTCCTCATCTCCTTCATTTTCAAAATTTGCATCCATAAAATCAGCCCTGAAGTATCTCAACCTATAGGCGCTGTAGACGGCATACCTTAGCGCGTCGACCTCGTCATCTTTTTCTTTTATTGGCTCTTCCTTGATTGCCCCCTCTTTCCACCTGAAATTTAAAAGCCCCTTAAAAAGGGCGTCATTTCCTTTTGTTTTTCTTATTCTGAACTTAGAGCGACCATCCACAACCCTAATTAGAGTCGATATAACATCAATACTTGGCACTACTGCGTTCTTTGCCTTCCGAATATTTACCCCCTCTGCCCTTAGTACCGATATATTCTCTGGCCTATCAACACCCCCAAAGAAGACATCTACCCGGTATTTTTCTTTAAGCTCTTTATTTATTTTTGACCAAGTTCGCTCTGTTGAATCAAATTTACTAGAAACGCTAATTTTTGGAATTGAAACAGTCTCTAGCACATCAACATTGTCATCATTATCTATCCCAACAACGACAATGACCCCGTTATGTGTAAAGCCCCAGTCTTGGCCTGCAATAACATACGTATATCTATCTTTGTTAAACTCAAAATCTTGCACATGTATTTTTTCATCTAATTCCTCAAAAATCTGCCCATGATAGGCATATGGTGATGCTTCGTAATTCCTAAGAAAATACTTATCTGGCATTGTTAAGCGTGCCTTTTCGACTTCTTCAATAAGTCCATGGCATTGTGTATTTTCTATTGTTTTCCAGTAGAATGCCTCATATTCAGGGTTGTGATTTTCACCAAATTCCGATACTGCCCGTATCTCATCTATGTACCAGTTGACCCCTAGGGGTGTCGTTGTAAAAATTCCCCAGCCCTGCTTATCTGAGAGTGTTGGCCGTACATTATCCATCCAGACTGTAGATTTAAGCCGTGCCGTCTCTGTTATATATACGCCATTAAGCCCCGTTCCAACCAACGATTCAGGTTTTTCGCCAGATTTAAACTCTATGAGTATATCTGGCTTTAACCATATTTTACCCGTTGAGTTTACAGGGGCTTGCAGTAGAGAGTCTGGGAGGAATGTAAGTATCTCACGTTTTTGGATCGCATTCATTTTGTAGTTTGGTGCTATGCACCAATAGTGCAAGCGGGGTATATCTTTCATCATTGAGCCAAAATTGTTGCCACGCCCAACAAGCAAGTCATGATAGATACGTTTGACGAACTTCCTTGCAGATATCCAGTCTTTACCGCCACGCCTTCCGGCCATGATGTCGATAAACCTTACCTTAGATTGCCAAACAAGCTCTTGCTTAGGATGACCTCCTATTTTTTTGGAAAATTGTAGGTTAATAGTCATTTGATGCGCCTAAAACAACAATACCTCCC